TTACTATGACATTACCTGCTAGTGCTACAAGAGGCGATACTATTGCCATAATAGATTACGGAGCAACGGCAGATACAAACAATATTACTGTTGGAAGAAATTCACATAACATACAAGGTTCTGGTGCTAACTTAACAGTTTCAACTGAAAGAGCGGCATTTGAATTAATTTATGTTGATTCAACTCAAGGATGGTTATTGAACCAAAAGTAATATGGCTAATTATCATGATATTAAATATAATGTAGATTATGGAGGAAATGCAGGTTCACTATTTCTTTTATCTACTTTTACTTCTGATGGTTCTGATGCTACTGCATCTTTTACAAGTAGTATAGATTCTACTTATAAAGAATATTTGTTTATATTTACTAATATTCATCCAGAAAGTAATGATATATCTTTTTCATTTCAAGCTAATGCTTCTGGTGGTAGTGGATATAATGAAACAATAACATCTACTTCTTTTTTTAGTTATCATAGAGAAGATGATGTTTATGGTCTTTCTTATGCTACTGGGGGAGACCAAGCTCAAGGAACATCTTTTCAAAATATATCAGACAGTATAGGTAATGCAAATGATGAAGCTGTATCTGGTTGGTTAAGAATTTTTCATCCAAGTGATACAACTTTTGTTAAACACTTTATATCATGTGCAATTGCAAATATGCATAGTGAGGGAGCTTATCAAACTTTTAGACAAGGATATATAAATACAACTTCTGCTATAGATGAAGTACAATTTAAATTTTCTAGTGGTGAAATACAAGGTGGAAAAATACAAATGTTTGGAGTATTATAATGGCAACATATTCAAGTCTTAAATATGATTTTAGTATACCTAGTGCTTCAAAAGGTGCATTAACTTTACTTAAAACTGTTACTGCTGATGATAGTTCTGATGTTAATTTTAAAGATGGTTCTAATGATGTTGTTATGGATAACACATACAGAATATACATATTTGAATATATAGAAGCTCATCCTGCAACAGATAACGTAGAATTTAGATTTCAAGGTAATGCATCTGGTGAAAGTGGTTTTAATGAATCAATGCAGACTGCTATATATAGAGCACAAAATGATGAAGGAGGCACAGATACTAACCTTCTTTATAATCCTGCCGGAGATCAAACAAATGGAACAGGAAAACAAGAATTATGTGAAAATGGTGTAGGGAATGGTAATGATGAATCAATATCTGGTAATTTATGGATATTTAATCCATCCGATACAACATTTCAAACTAATTTTATGGCTGTAAATAATATGTATCAAAAAGATGATTACTCTAATAATAATTTTATTGCAGGATACTTTAATCTAACAGGAGCAATAGATGAAATTATATTTGATTTTTCTAGTGGAAACATTCAATCAGGAACTTTCAAAATGTACGGAATAGCATAATGACAACATATAAAAATATTAGATATAACACACCTTTAGGTAATGCTAGTTCAGAAATTTTATTAGAAGAACAAACAGCATCTAGTGATTCAACTGTTACTTTTACAAGTGGAATAGATTCAACTTATAAAAAATATATATTTAGATTTTATAATATTCATCCAAGTGCAAATAATGCAAGATTAGAAGTAAAAGCAAGTTCTAATACAGGTAGTAGTTACGGAGTAACTACAACATCTTCATATTTTCAAACAGAACACGCTGAAGATGGTTCGGGAAATATTAGAATTGTAAAAAATGACAGTTTTATGATTGCTAATGCAACATCAAATGTAACATTATCAAATAATATAGATGATGATAATGATACATCTGCCTCTGGGTATTTTGAAATATTTAATCCAAGCACTACAACTTTTGCAAAACATTATCTTGCTTCGTTACAAGGAATATCAGATAATGGCTCTGGTGTTGGAGTTAGCCGTTGCACATTTGTAGGTGGATACTATAATACAACATCTGTCGTTGATGCTTTTCAATTTGTAATGTCTAGTGGAAACATAGATGCAGGAACAATTAAACTATACGGAGTAAACTAATGCCAAGATTTCATAACATAAACGGAGTAAAAGTACAATTTACAGCAGAGGAAGAAACTGCTCGTGACGCTGAAGAAAAAGCATGGGCTGATGGTCAATTAAATAGAGACTTAGCAAGTCTTCGTCAAAGAAGAAATGTATTATTGGCAGAGACAGATTATTTTGCATTGTCAGATAACACTTTAGCTGATAATATGAAAAAATATAGACAAGATTTAAGAGATTTAACAAATGGTCTTGATACAACTACTAAAGTGGCTAACGTAACGTGGCCTACAAAACCATAGAGGGGTAAAGCATGGCACAAACAAAAGTAAAAGCAGGTGGATTTGATGTAGATATCATTAGTGGCACTACAGCATTAGCAGAGACTCCTGCCTCAACAGATGAAATGATCATATCGGATGGAGGAACATTAAAGCGATTAGACATGACGCATATGATGACAAGACCTGCTTTTTTTGCAACATTAAGTGCTGATGCAACTATCTCTGATGATACAGTAACAAAAGTTGCTGCTAATACAGAATTATTTGATACAGACAGTGCGTATGATAATTCAACAAACTACAGATTTACTCCGGGTGTGGCAGGAAAGTATTATATATTTGGATATATGCAAGTAAATTGTAGTTCAGGAGAATTAACTCAAGCTGTTTTACTTTTTAAAAAGAATGGCTCAACTGTTAGTGAAGGAGAATTAAATCTAGCAAACAGTTCAGGTTTTAGAACAGGAATAAGTAATGCAACAGTCGTAGATATGGATGATGATGATTATGTTGAAATGTACGCAATGGGAAATGTAGGTAGTGGTAGTGTATCATTAAAATCAGATTCAAACACTAAAACTTGTTTTGGAGGATATAAGATAATAACATGAGTTTAAAATATAAAATAATAGCATATTTAGATAGAACACCAGATTTTAGAGATGAAGTAAAATTACAGAATGATGGTAGTGGAGATTATATTGCTGAATGGAATGCAAAAGATAAGTCAAAACCAAGTGATTCACAGTTAAATGCTCTTGCAAGTGAAGCTACTAAATTAAAAAATAATAATGAAATTCGTTATACTCGTAAAGAAAGTTATGGAAATATTGGAGACCAACTTGATGAGATATACAAGGACATTGACGCTTGGAAGGCTCGTATTAAAAAAATTAAAGATGACAATCCAAAGGAGTAAAACATGGCACTAAGTAAAATAGATATAGAAAATATGGTGACAGGTGAACTTACCACAACTAATGGAGGAACTGGGGCAACAAGTTTTACCGCAGGTATTAGTGAAGCTGATATATGGAGATTAACTACTGATTTTGATGCAGATGCAACACCTATAGCTTCAAATTTAGAAAGAGCAGATACTGATGCTTCAAATAAAATAGGAACAGGTATGTCTCAAAGTTCTGGCATATTTACTTTTCCTTCTACAGGTATTTATTATATACAATTTCAAGCTAATTTTTTAGCAGCTAATATAGATGGACTTCTTAAATGTAAAATTGAAGTTAGCACAAACACCGGAAGTTCTTATGGAACTGCCGCTGTAGGAGATTCTGGGGTATCTAGAGCCTCTGATCAAAACCAAGCAATATGTCATTTAATTGTTGATATAACAAATACCTCAACTCATTTAGTTCGTTTTGACATTGCAGGTACAAGTAGTGACACTACAACACAAGGTGACAGCGGTCACAATGAAACATCAATGATGTTTCTTAGATTAGGAGATACGTAGAATGGCTAGACCAAATCACATAGAAAATGCTTTAGTAAAGATGCATCCTAGACAATGGTTCACTTGGACAGATAGTAAAAATAAAATTTACGCTAATTTACGACTTACTGATAAAGTAGGAATTGATGGAAATCTTGTTGATAATCTAGTTACAGAATTACCAACAGAATCAGCAGTAAATGCAAAGTTAAAAGAATTACAAGACGCATGGGATGCGGCTAATGGAGGATAATTAAATGGCATACGTAGGACAAGGAATTAAAGGAGGTACATTTAGTGTACTAGATACAAGTGGAAACACTTATAATGGTTCTAATGTAACTTTTGATTTAGGTACTCATGTATCTTCACCGGCACAGCTCATAGTCTCACATGACGGGGTTATTCAAAAACCCGTAACAGATTATATTTTAGCTTCAGGTGGAACACAAATTACATTTACGACTGCTCCTGCAAGTGGTGCTTCTATATTTATAACAGAAATATCTGGTGCAGTAGGTGCACCAATGAACCGTGATATAAACGGCGATGAATTAATTTTAGATGCAGATGGTGATACAAGCATTACAGCAGATACAGATGATCAGATAGATTTTAGAATAGCTGGTGCAGATGATTTAAGAATGACAGCTAATGCTATCAATGTATTATCTGGCACAACTTTAACTATTGATTCTGGAGCAACCATCACAAACAGTGGTACTGCAAACGGATTTGGTGCGTTAGCAGGAATAGATGACCAATCATCCTCTAATGATGACCAACTAACTATAGCAGATGGTGCTGTAACAATTAATGAAGATGGTGATGATGTAGACTTTAGAGTAGAGACAAGTGGTAATTCATATACTCATATGATTTTTGTTGAATCTGGAGCAGGTGAATTTAATATAAATGATGATGCGAGTGAAGGAACAATAACATTTAACCAAGCGGCAGAAGATGGAAATATAATATCTTTTAAATCTTCAGATGTAGCACATGGTGTTACAACTAGGGCTGAAACTGACTCATATATGACAATTCAAAAAACCAATGGTCCAGATGGTGGTGCTCAAGTTTATCATTTTAGAGAAAATGCTGAAAATGCAATGTATTATCATGGAGTGGGTGTAGGTTCTTTAGGCACTACTAAGAGTGTAAATGAGAGTGGTTTAATTAGTATAAGAGCACATTTAAAAGGTTCTGGTACAGATACTGATGGAACAATTACTAGTAATGGAAACATGCTGACAATACACGCTCATAATACTACTAGATTTATATTTGATGCTGAAGGGGATTTACATGCTGACAGTTCATCAACAACTTTTGATACTTATGATGATGCTCAGTTAGCTCGTGCTTTTGATTTATCACACGGTAGAGGAGTTGTAGATTCTAAATTTGATAAGTTTGTAGCATATAACCATGAAAAACTTGCTGAATTACAATTAGTAGGTAGAGAAAAAGATGGAACACCTAATCATTTTATAAATGTTACAGGAATGCAAAGATTACATAATGGTGCTATTTGGCAACAATATGAAAAACATAATCAGTTACTAGAAGCTGTTTATGATTT